TGATCGGTCGTCAGGCTGGTTATGATATGGAAGGCAGTTACAACACTGCCATTGGTGCATACTCAATGTATGACCATGACGGTGGGGGTGCCTACAACATTGCTCTGGGTTACCAGTCAATGTATAGTGATGGATCTAATTCAAATTACAATATTGCTCTTGGTTATCAGGCACTGTTCGGTGAAAACACCACCGAAGGTGACTTTAATATTGCTCTTGGATATCAGGCAGGTGATGAACTTACCACTGGTTCTAATAACCTTCTGCTTGGTAATCAGGCAGGTGACTCTATTACCACTGGTGGTGAGAACGTTGTCATCGTTGCTGGTGACTTCAATACTCCTGATGTCAAGAATCCAACGGGTCACGGACAACTTGTTATCGGTTCTGGATCCACTGCCTGGATTACTGGTAATAACTCGTTTGGTGTTGGTATCGGAACTGACGATGCTCAGTCCAAACTCCACGTTGAAGGAACGACTCTGATTACTGGCATCACAACAGTATCTAACATCGAGATTGGGGCTGGTAGTAGTAACACAATAAATAGCAAGACAGGTGCTCTAACCTTAAACTCTGAGATCGGTAGCAACGTTGCTATCACCACTCACGTCAACATTGTCGGATTCCTTTCGGCAACTGATGGAATTTATTATGATTCTGGTGATTACAATGGTCCTAATGGAATCGCATTCTTCGATGGTGATGGACTGATTGTTAGTAGTGGTGCTACTACCAGTGCCGCTTCTACTTCAAATTATCTTCTCACAACAGACGCAGCAGGTGTTCCAGTATGGTCACAAGTATTTGACGGAGGTTCCTTCTAATGGCAAAACCAAATAGCAGACAAACACTTATCGATTATTGCCTGAGGAAACTTGGTGCTCCTGTTCTTGAAATTAACGTTGCCGATGAGCAGATTGATGATGCCGTAGATGATGCTCTTCAACTGTTCCATGAAAGGCACTTTGATGGTGTTGCCAGAACTTTCCTGAAGTATCAGATCACTTCTGAGGATAAAGATCGTGGAAGAGCTGGTCCTGGTGGAACAGGTATTACAAGTGAGACTGCAACTTCTACTGCTGGACCATCATTCACTTGGTACGAAAACGCAAACTATATTCAGGTTCCCGATTCTGTAATCGGTATTGAGAAGGTATTCAAGTTTGATTCTAGTTCCATTTCTAATGGAATGTTCAGTGTCAAGTATCAGTTGTTCTTAAATGACATTGCATTTGACCTTGGATATCAGGGTCTTCTTACATATGCGATGACTAAGAGTTATCTTGAGGACATTGACTTCTTACTGACAACTGATAAGCAACTCAGATTCAATAAGAGACAAAATAGATTATACATGGATATCGACTGGGCAAGTGCCGTAGTCGGTGACTATATTGTTCTTGACTGCTACAGGATCATGGATCCTGATGACTTTACCAATGTCTATAATGATTCTTTCTTGAAGATGTATCTTACTGCTCTAATTAAGAGACAGTGGGGTCAGAATCTCATCAAGTTCAAGGGAGCAAAACTTCCTGGTGGTATTGAACTTAATGGTAGAGAAATCTACGATGATGCTGAGAAAGAACTTGAGGACATCAAAAAGAGAATGCTCTCAGAATACGAAATTCCTCCCCTTGATCTTATCGGATAATGGCACTTAATCCATTTTTTCTACAAGGCTCTGCCAATGAACAGTATCTTTTACAAGATCTGATCAATGAGCATTTAAAAACTTATGGAATAGAAGTTTATTATATTCCAAGAAAAGTCTTAGGTGAAGATAATATTATCAGAGAGATTGAAGCATCTAAGTTTGATGATAACTTTGTCATTGAAGCATATCTAGAAAATTTTGAAGGATATGCTCCTGGGTCTGATATTATGACGAAGTTTGGAATTAACCTTCAAAATGAAATCACACTCACACTTTCAAAAGAAAGATTTGAGGAATTCATTCAACCATTTTTAGGTGAGTATGATCAAGACGAGATTCTCTTAACCACAAGACCAAAAGAGGGTGATCTTGTTTACTTCCCATTAGGTCAAAGAATTTTTGAGGTAAAGAGGGTAGAGCACGAACAACCTTTTTATCAGTTAGGAACAAATTACGTTTATAAACTTCAATGTGAGCTCTTCCAGTATGAGAATGAGGACATTGATACAACCGTTGAGTTTATTGATACTCAAGTGAAAGAAGTTGGGTATATTACAGAACTAACTCTTGTTGGTCAAGGTGTAACTGCTTCTCTTAGAATTGACAACTTTGGCAGAACTGGAGTACTCCAAAAAATTGTCCTCACCAATGATGGTGCTGGATATACACGAGTCCCAACAGTTTCTATTAGCACATCACCAGCACTTTTGCCAGGATCTACGGCAGAAGCAGTTGCTATTACTACAGTGAGAAGTGGAGTTCATTCTATTGATAGAATCCTTCTCACCAATCCTGGATATGGATATACTGTTCCACCAACGGTAACGATCACGAGTATTGCGAATACCGCACCTGGTGGGCAGGGTGTATATGGATCTGGAGCAGCTGCTACTTCAGTTCTTACAAACAGTGGTATTACATCAGTTCGTGTTGTTAATGGTGGTACAAATTACTACAATACACCAATCATTTCCTTTGGTTCTAGTACAGGAATTACACCTGCTAGAGCAGAAGCTGTTATCACCAATGGTGTAATCACTAACGTTCTTATTTCTGACACTGGTATTGGGTATACCGAAGCACCTACTTTGAATGTATTGCGTGTTGGTGAGGATGGATCTTTGATTGAAAGCAACTTCCAATACAACGAAGAAGTTGTTGGTCAAGCATCTTCTGTAACGGCAAAAGTAAGAGATTGGAATTCTAGTACCAAGATTCTTAAGGTTGGAATAAATAGTGGTAGATTCTACGTCGGTGAAGCAGTCGTTGGAACTGCGTCTTCTGCAAGGTGGAAAGTCGCATCTTACAATGATTATGATGAAAATTCTCCATATGATCAAAACGATGAATTTGAAACTGAAGGTTTGAGTATTATTGACTTCAGTGAAGATAACCCATTTGGTGACTTCTAATGTTAGGAACTTATTTTTACCACGAAATTATTAGAAGGACTATCGTAGCCTTCGGCACTCTATTCAATAACATTCATGTCCAACATAGGGACAATGACGGTAATGTTGTTGATGATGTCAAGGTGCCATTGGCATATGCCCCAATGCAAAAGTTCCTTGCTAAAATTCAGCAGCAAGCAGATCTCAGCAAACCAGTTGCGATTACTTTACCAAGAATGTCATTTGAAATGACTGGAATTTCTTATGACCCTACTAGAAAGACAACAGCAACAAAAACATTCAAAGCAGTAACAGGTAGTGGTGATATTAGACAAGTATATCTTCCAGTTCCATACAACATTAATTTTCAATTAGCACTTTATGTTAAATTGAATGATGATGCTCTTCAGGTAACTGAACAAATTCTCCCATACTTTCAACCATCTTTTAACTTGACCGTTGATCTCGTCTCTTCTATCGGTGAGAAGAAAGATATTCCTGTTGTGTTGAATGGAATTTCCATGCAGGATGATTATGAAGGTGACTTTTCAAGTAGAAGATCTTTGATTTATACCTTCGATTTTACTGCTAAAACTTATCTGTTTGGTCCTGTTGCTGATTCTTCTGAAGGTCTCATTAGAAAAGTTCAGGTCGATTACTATTCAGACACTGATACTTCTACTGCTAAAAGAGAAGTCAGGTACACTGCCGTTCCAGATCCAATTGATGCAGATCCATCCGACGATTTTGGATTCTCGGAAACTATTGAGTTTTTCCAAGATTCTAAAACCTACAGTCCCACTCAACAGAAGGATATTTAATCATGTCAAATTATGATGGTATTGATAAGGCACTAGATGTTGAAGCATCTATTGTGCCAGAAGGTGGATGCTTGCCTAGAAAAAAGCAACTGAAAAACATCACTGACAAAACTGATATTGATAGGGATTATGAATATAGCAGAGGACAACTTTATTCTATCATTGAAAAGGGTCAAGAGACTCTAGATGGTGTGATGGAGTTGGCACAAGAAACCAATTCTCCTAGAGCATATGAAGTTGCTGGTCAATTGATTAAGAATGTTTCTGATGCTACTGATAAACTTCTTAAACTACAGAAAGAGTTGAAAGAACTGAATGCTGAGGAAAAATCCAGCACAACTAATATTACTAACAATGCTCTGATCGTTGGTACTACTGCCGAACTACAGAAGTTAATCAAGCAAGGATTGTTAGACGAAAAGAAAAATAAATAACTGGGTAGATAGTGTTTGGAATGGTCGAATGAATGAATCGAACAAAAGTGGTGATTCTTCTTTGCACGACTGGTTTACTAAGAGTCGTGCTTCTGATGGCACCCCTGGTTGGGTTCAGTTGGGTGGCA